GATAAACGAGGTAAATTATGGCAAAAACTAAAATTTCAGAATATGATTCAACCGCTAGTAATAATACTGATATAGACAGTATTAATATTGACGAGGGTTGTGCTCCCAGTGGTATAAACAATGCTATTCGTGAGGTAATGGCACATCTTAAAGACTTCCAAGCAGGTCTATCAGGTGATACATTGCCAATCGCATCAGGCGGAACAGGTGCTACTACAGCAGGTGCAGCTAGAACTGCATTAGGTGCAGGAACAACAGGTGCATCAGTATTCCAAGCAGCAACAGTAGCAGCAGCACAACAAGCGATGGATGTTGAAGTTGGTGTTGATGTTCAAGCATACGATGCAGACACATTAGTGGGTGATACAGCAAAAACACTTACTGCTCCATTTAGAGGAACAGTAACTACAGATAACGACTTATCATTCGATCAAAATGTAACTAATAACTTTTCATGCACACCAAGTTCAGGTGGCACATTAACCTTTACTAACCATACATCAGGTCAGTCAGGTTATGTGTTATTAGATAATAGTGCAGGTGTTGCTATCACTGCTGCAGCTACAACTAAAATTACTGCAACAGATTTAACAACTATCTCAACAGCAGGTGTATACTTAATATCTTACTTTGATAACGGAACAAACGCATATTGCACAGTTAGTGCATCTTATGCTTAATACGGAGATTTACCTTGAGTCTATTACAAAACAGTAATGCCATATCTACAGGTGGTGCATATAACCTAGAATCTAGTCTACGCTTTCGTTCAAGTGCTAGTGCATATTTAACAAGAACATTGTCAGCAAGTGGCACTACTAATACATGGTCATTTTGGGTTAAGCGTGGAAAGTTAAGTTCTGGATATCAAAGTCTTTTTGATTGGTCAAATGGTGTTAACACATCATTTGGAATTGTATTTACTTCTAGTGATACACTTGATTTTTACAATTATTCTAGTGCATATACAATGCAATTGGTTACAACTCAATTATTTCGTGACCCATCAGCGTGGTATCATATTGTTGTTGTTATGGACACAACCAATGCAACTGCATCAGATAGAGCAAGAATATATGTGAATGGCAATAGAGTAACAACATTTTCTACAGCAACATATCCAACACAAAATTTATCATTAAATATTGCAACATCAAGAGCATTTGATATTGGCGCACTTGGAACAACACACATTCAAAACTTTGACGGATACATGACAGAGTTTAACTTCGTAGACGGACAAGCACTTACACCATCAGACTTCGGTGAAACAGATACAACAACTGGTGTATGGAAACCTAAAGAATACACAGGCACATACGGCACTAATGGTTTCTATCTACCTATGAAAGAAACACAACAAGCAACTGGATTTAATACAGTGTTGTATACAGGTAATGGTGGAGAGCAAACAATTGATAAAGTAGGTTTCTCACCTGACTTGGTGTGGTTAAAAAATAGAGGAACTACTAACAGTCATTATTTAACTGATTCTGTTCGTGGTAATGAAAAATCTTTAAACAGTAATGCTACTAACGCTGAATTTGATTACGCATCATATGGTGGACTATCTTTAGTTTCAAATGGTTTTCATGTTGAAACTGGAACGAGTAATGTATTTAATACAAATGGAAATAATTTTGTAGCATGGTGTTGGGATGCAGGTTCATCTACAGTCTCTAATACAGATGGAACTATTACTTCTAGTGTTCGTGCTAATCCTGCTACTGGATTCTCTATTGTTACTTATACAGGTAATGGAAGTTCAGGAACTGTTGGACATGGTTTAGGTTCAGCACCTGAAATGATTATTATTAAAAATAGAAGTCAGGCAGATGGGTGGTATGTATGGCATCAAAACAATGGTGCAGGAATTTATGGTTATTTATTCTTAAACTCTACAGACCAAGTAAGAAGTTCTACACCTCAATTTGGCACTACTGCTCCTGACTCATCTGTAATTTCTTTAACATACAATACTAATGATTGGGCAAATGCAAGTGGTGAAAACTATGTCGCCTACTGTTTCTCTGAAGTAGCAGGTTACTCTAAATTTGGTTCATATACTGGTAATGGTTCAGCATCTGGACCAACAGTAACCACTGGATTCAGACCTGCATTTTTGATGATAAAAAATGCTACAACAGGTTCTACTCATTGGTTTATGTATGATAATACAAGAGATACTGACAATGTTCTTGATAATAAATTATTAGCAAGTTTAAATGAAGCTGAAGGATCTAACGCATTATTTAATGTTAATATTACTGATACAGGATTTCAACCTGCTGCTAATTATGCAGGTATTAACAGTTCAGGTGATACATACATCTACATGGCATTTGCTGATACTCGTGATGCACAGTTTAACTTTGATGCCAGTGGTAACAAGAACAACTGGACTGCTAACAACATCAACAGTAACGCATCATCTGAATCTACCTATGACATCATGAACGATGTTGCTACATTAACAGATGAGGATACTGCTAACTTCTGCACATTAAATCCGTTAGATAAAAATACAAATGTAACATTATCTAATGGAAACTTGACATATACAGCAGGTGCAAGTTGGTATTCATGTAGAAGCACATTTGGAATGGCATCTGATTCTTGGTATGCAGAACTTACTCATTCAGGTGCTAATACTATGATTGGAGTAATGAGTTCTAGTGCTACTTTATCTAATCATATAGGTGTTGGAGGTTATGGTTATTTTAGTGATGGTTCTAAATACAGTGGAGGGACTGGTAGTGCATACGGAGGTGCTTGGTCTACTGGGGATATAATAGGTATAGCATTTAATGCTGACACAGGTGATTTAACATTTTATAAAAATGGAGTTAGTCAAGGTGTTGCATTTACAGGATTAACAACTACTTTATATTTTATAGGTATGTCTGTTTACAATGGAAGTTCTAATATCAACTTCGGTCAAAGACCATTTAAATACACACCACCTACAGGATACAAAAAACTAAATACATATAACCTACCTGATAGCACGATTAAAGATGGTAGTCAGTATTTTAATACTGTGTTGTATACGGGTAATGACACAACTCAGTCAATTACTGGCGTTGGTTTTCAGCCTGACTTTGTGTGGATTAAAGCACGGAACACTGGCGTTCTTAGTCACGGGTTATTTGATGCTGTTCGAGGCGTGAATCGCACTCTATTTTCTGATGTCACTAGTTCAGAATTGACCAATGTTGTTTTTACTAGTTTTGATAGTGATGGTTTTAGTGTTTCTGATGCAGGAGGCAACTGGACAAACGATAGTTATAACTACGCAGCATGGAACTGGAGAGGTTCAGACTCATCTCCTGTATCTAACACAGACGGAACAATCACATCTACTGTATCTGCTAATACAGACTCTGGATTTAGTGTGGTGACATATACTGCTAATGGAACAGCAGGTGCTACTGTAGGACATGGACTTGGTGTTGCTCCAAGCATGATAATTATCAAAGACAGAAGTGCTACTTTTGATTGGTCAGTTTATCATAGTGGAATAGGCAATACTAAATACATATTCTTAAACAGAACAGATGCTTCTGCAACATCTGCAACATTTTGGAATAACACATCTCCAACAAATAATGTCTTTACACTAGGTTCTACTGGTTTTGTAAATAATAATGGAAGCAATCTTGTCGCCTACTGCTTTGCAGATGTAGAAGGATTCAGTAAGTTTGGTTCTTACACAGGTAATAATTCTGCTGATGGTCCATTTGTATACACAGGGTTTAGACCTGCATTTATTATGTTTAAACGAACAGATTCTGCACAAAATTGGTTTATATTTGATAATACACGAAGTCCATATAATACTATTGATGAAGAATTAAGACCAAACACAAGTGCTGCAGAAGTAACAGGCTCTACAAATGTAGATTACTTATCTAATGGTTTTAAAATATATTATTCAGGTACAGCAGGAATTAATCAAGCAGGTAACTATATTTACATGGCATTTGCAGAAAACCCATTCAAACAATCTTTAGCGAGGTAATTATGTATAAACTAGGAAACTTAACATTAAGAATTGGAAGGTCATTCACAGTAGGTGATGTGATGTATCCCTCTAATTGGTTACAAAAATCAACAGAAGCAGAAAAGACTGCTATCGGTATTACATGGGTAGATGACCCAGTTCGTGCCGATGAAAGATACTACTGGGATGGTGACATCAACAATCCAAAAGCATTGGAAGATAAAGAAGAAGTAGACGAAGATGGTAACCCATTGTATGTCAAAGTGCTAGATAAGACTGACCCTGACAATCCTGTGATGGTAGATACAGATGAAAGATTAGTTACTAAAGGTCTCAAGTCTACGATGATTGCACAAGTGAAACATACAGCAGGCACTATGCTTGCATCTACTGACTGGTATGTAACTCGTAAAGTAGAACGCAATGTAGACATTCCAACAGATGTAGCATCTAAACGAGTAGCAATCGTAGCAGAATCAGAAAGATTAGAAACTGCTATTGCAGCAGTAACAAATGTAGAGCAATTAATTGAGGTAATGAATTCTCAAGACTGGGGTGAATAATTGGCAACTCAACGAGTTCAATTTGGTGAATGGTTACCAGATCAACCTTCTATTGCAGGACAAATGATAGATGTTAATAATGTCATTCCTCAAGCGGTTGGTTATGGTTCTATTGCCAGTGCTGTAGATTTATCTAATAATGCAGGTGAAAGTTTAACTTCTGTATTTGCAGGTAAATTTAACAACACCACACAGTTATTTGCAGGCGGTGATACCAAACTTTTCCTAT